TATTACATTGTTGTCCCAAACCCAGTTAACAGTGTCTAAAACTTGATCGTTAATTTCCCAAGGTGTGCTTTGAATCAAGTTTACGCATTCGGTTACAGATGATAGTTTTTTAGCTTTTAAAGTTCTAAGAAACTTTTTATCAGGAGATTTTATTAAAGGTAGTTTTGGAAGTGCTATGTCGTTTCCATAATTGTAACCACCCTCCCATATATTTGTCCAGTTGACTGGATGCTCAACCATAGGTAACCAAAAAGGTTCCATGAGAGATTTGTAGTCGTTAAAATTTTTAATCCATTCAAAAGTCTTTTTCGTGGCACTTACAAACCTAGTGTTCCTGTACTTACTCTTGTGAAGTTTTTTTATATAAACGTATTCAATGAGATTTGTAGAAACTCTTAAAAGTTCAATGAGATTTAAACCACAAGAAAAGCAATCATGTTTAGACCACATGTTGTAATCTTTAAATCCTTCTTTCTTTTCCTCATTCCTCATAGACAACTGAACGTGTCGGTACTGCGAAGACTTCGGTCTACGTTTAGCCCCTAAAACTATACCTTTACCTTTTGGGTTATTCTTAATTACATAATCACACTTCAACTCTATTGCTATATGTCTGCCGACTGCGTGACTTAAAGATGTCATTGTAATCTTTTCACTGACACCATTGAGAACAGTTTTAAGAGCTATGAAAGCTACCTTGTTCACATTGTAATTTCTAATGTCCTCTTTCCACCTGACAGGTCTTCCACCTTTAACCTTAATAGCGTCTTCAATTCTTAAAGAGTATCCCTCAAGTAAATCTCTTATAAGTTTCTGTCCGGCCTTGCTTCTAGATAAATCTTTATACTTATTTGCTGACTCCCACTGAGCATTGAACCTGCCAACACCTATGTCGGCCATCTCTTTATTTAAGTCTTCTTGATTAAGCATGATTTATGGATATGTCAGAAAAGTGTCACCACTCAACAACTTTTCTAAGACTGCGTTTTTTCTAGTTGTTAGGTGACATAACGTTGGTGGCTCTAGGTTACAGAAAAGTTAAAAAGATCTCCCATTACCTAAATCTGGCGTGTCTACCAGGTTTCACCACAGCCGCTTATTAATTTTCCTATACGTGAGTTAAGTTTAAGCGATTTTACCTCCTTTCTTCTCGTTTGTATCATTGTCACCAAAACTTGACATATGTGTCACCTTTCTGTCACCAGACTCCATACCTCTATCTAAAGCGCATAAAGCTTGCCTTAAATTGTGTGGAGCCAGTTTTCCGTAACGCATAGACTGCTCTAAAGTTTTATGTCCTAACATGTCCTTAACTAGATAGATAGACCCTGTTGCTTGAACTATTCGTGATCCACAAGTGTGTCTAGTTAAATAGAAAACAAACTGCCTGTCACCAGTTTTTCCTAAAGCTGCTCTAACTTTGTCCCAGACTGTTCTTATTCTTTCCTTAGTCCAATACTGCCAAGGGTGTTCCTTGTCTTCATGATTCTTAAATGAAGCTAAAGCTCTACGTGTTAAAGGTACAACTCTAGGTTCATCGTTCTTTGTTTCGTAAAGCTCCACAACGTGACCTAAAACAGGATCATCGTTGATTATCTGCTTTCTATGAATAGCTCTAGACTCTGAAGGTCGGCATCCTGTATCCATCTGCCAACAAAAGAAATCATAAAAGTAGTTTTCACCAGACTCCTCAAGAAAGTTTAAAATATCTATTTCATCTTGCCTAGAAAAATAACCCACTCTGCCATTAGATACTTTAACTTTCGGAAACTTCGGTCTTTCATCCAAATACTCGTTGTCTATACAAAAATTAAAAGCAGCACTGAGACTTGCTAACTTTAATTTAATCGTTGCAGGTGCATTGCCCGAATGCTCACAATCTTTTTTAAAATCATAAAGCATTTTAGTCGTTATGTCTTTAGCAGGAGTTGAATGCCCGAATGCTTTTTCAAACATTTTTGCATGACTAAAACCGTTGTCGTAGTTAGGTAAACCTTTCCACTGGTTTTCTAAAACCAAGTCAAACATTTCCCTGATAGTAATGTTTTGTTTTATAGGCTTTTCTGCTTCATCTTCAAAAGGCATATTGTTTTCAAGACAAAACCTTTTTTTGCGCTCGTATTCTTGCGCCTTGTCAGCACTCTTAAAGAATTTACGATGTCTTTTTTTATTGTAAGTGAAATCCGAAAGGTAACCTGCAATTTTACCTTTAGTTGAATATTTGGTTCGGACTGACATGGGTGCTTATCCTTTCTTTATTTATTTATGGTTTAAAACGTAAACAAATTAGTACTCTTTACGTTTGATTGTCAACGCATAAAAAAGGGGAAGAGCCGTAGACCCCATGAGGAGGAAAGAAAAACCTCCAAATCTACAACTCTCCCCCTTAATATAAACTCCTACCTCTTCTTATTTTTACCGCTTGCATCGTATCTGTCAAGATCGCATACATAAAAAAATCGACAAACCAATAAACAAAAGGTTAGCCAACAAAGAAAACAGAATAACGCAATCATAGAGTAAGATCGTGAATTACTAAATTTAAATAGGGAAGAACTTTGTGCTTCTGCCCTTCAGTATCAAGTATTTCGTCAAATTCTTTAACGATTTTTGAAACTATAGTGTGATCTCGCCCGAATGCTAAACCGGATGCTCGTTGCGTCCAATCAAACTCTTTTACAAGCACATACATTCCTAATTTCCTCCACCAGGTTAAATGCTTTTGAGTTTCTTTCTTTAGTTCATATTCGGAATAACCGGAAGCTTTCGACAAAGCTTTAAACAGTTTCTCCATTAGTTCTTTTTTGTTTGTTAAGTTTGGTATCTCTTTTGTTTTCATAATTAGTGTTTAATGTCTTCAAAACCTAAAGCTCTTACTTCAGACTCTGAAAGTTTTCTTGGTTTTTGTATAATTTGATTTCTAAGGCTGTCCATTGTAAAATCTTGAACCTCCCCCATACGAGCTTCCGGCTCGTCAAGTTCTGGAGACAAGGGATATTCGTAAACAGCTAGTATTTTGCCCGAATGCGGATGATAGTGCGATTCAAGTATTATAGGCAATCCGCAAGGCCGTAAATGTCTAAAGATATGTTTATCCATTTCTTTTAACTTTAAACTGCAATCCGTCTTTAGGATTCCAGGTAAACTTCTTAATGATACTTCTTTCGCATAATTCCTGTATTAGTTGCCAAGCTGTAGAATCTTCTACGTTTTCATTAAGTTCATTAACTGCTTGAATTGCTAGAACTGAATCAATATAAGCCTTTCCTAACTCTTCTAGAGTTAAATATTCATAGGGATCTACCTTGTTATTTTCATTCATGGCTAGTTTTTGGAGTTAAGTTGCGCCTTTTGTTCCTTTTCTACTTCACTTTCAAGCCCTAGGCACTGGCGGATATTAGCCATTGCACATTTAGAATCTTCTAGCTCTTCTAAAAGCTTCGAGGGATGCCCGAATGCTTCCCAGGATATTGTGGCTTTTCCATTTTGTTTAAGGTTACTCTGTAGAATATCATCTAGTAATTCCAGGGATTTCCAGATTTCTTCTAGGGCTTCTTCTTCGTCTATATACATATGTTTTTTGTTTGTTATGGGTTGCTCGAATGCGCTCGAATGCGCCCGAATGATAGTAATTAAAATAAAAAAAAATAAAAAAAACCGGAAATCTAAAATTAATTAGAAATCCGGTTTTTGGTTTTTGGTTAATCGGGATCTATTACAAAGCCGCTTTGGTCTTTCTTCGCCTTGCCTTTTGCAACGAGTCCAATGATAACACCTTTAGGATCTAAGAATCTTAAATCCGATTCATCACCATCAACAACTTTAAAACCTAGATAGCTTTTAGGTAGTTCCGGCCCTCTAAAAACGGCAGCAACCTTGCCACCCTTGCGAAGTATGGTTTTAAGTTGCTTATCCGTTGTGTCTTCCGAATAGCTAAAAGTAAGGTCATAGTTATCCGGCAACTTGCCATTAAGAAAATCAATCATTCGCCTATAGTCTTTTGTATAGTCATATGATTGCAGTTCCGGAAACTCTTCCAGAATTGATTTCTCGTTGTCGTTCCCGATTTTATGCCAAGGCAAGTCAGAAGTCAGATTTAAACGCAAGGCCGGAACGTATCCGGCTCTTTTAGCTGATTTAATCGAGCTTGTAATTTCCTTTTTTAGATCGCTTAAAAACTCTTTTCGATTTGTAAAGAATCTTTGAGTTTTTGCAATCCTTGCGTTTTGGACGTTTTGCATCGCTCCGCGTCCGGCCGTATTTAAACAACTTTTAGCACAACCTTTTGAGGCATGCGGACAAATGTTACGGCCGGATAGATTATATGGTGCAAGGTGTAAACCGTATGTCCTATATCCTAACTTTTCACCTTTTACGGTTTTTGAATTTCCTTTATTAAGTAATGGCATTTTTTTTATGGGTTTAGTTTTTCTATTATAGCAATGGCTATAAAAAAGACCGTTAGAATTGCTAATGGTATTAATAAGAATTCCATTTTTAAGCCCTTTCTATTGTTATATAGTGATCTCCTAAACCTTTCCAAAAGGTCACCTTGTAATTTTCAGTATCACCAAAGAATTTAGTCAGATACTTGCCATTTAGATCAATTATAGGTCTTTCAACGCTTCCGGCTACCTTGTGAGATTTTCCCTCATAGTCGGACGGTAGGAATTTTAAAACAATTCCATATTCATTAACGGATTTTACGAATTTTAAACCGTTGTAAATTCCGTTATCGATTAAACGCTTGCCCTCTATCCAGATTCTAGCATTGCCTCTATTAAAGCATACCTTGTAAGTTTTAGAGTCTATACTAATAGGCTCCTTTTTAATTATAGCTCTAAGCTGCCTTGTTAGTTTAGAATCTAAAGTTTCGGATGCTTGTTCAATTTGTTTTTGTAGTACTTTTTTCATTTTTTTATTTATGGATTAGTGATCTATCTCTTCAGTATATGGTGATCAATCCATATAGACCGTCTTGCGACGGTTTCGAATTTTATTTGTTAAGTTCTTTTTCTGCCCAATCAATCCACTTACCAATATTAGCAAGTTCTTGTTTTAGTTCATAGATATCCGCTTCATTACTAGAACGGTGAATGGCTTCGCCAATCATAGGTAAATAGGCAGATTTAAACACCTTCATAGGTATTACTTTTTCTTCAGTTTCTTTTTTCATGATAGTTAGTTTTTTATGGGTTAGTTAGTTAATTATTAATATTCACCATATGCCGGACTGTTTGAGTGGTAACTTTCATCCCTGTAATCATAAGAATTATCCTCAATCGGCTTTTCAATGATTGGAAGCTTGC